CGTGTATACTCCGGGAGAGAGGACAGAATTGAAGAAGCTACAGGAAACACCTATGAATTGGGTAAAACAATTTGTAGATGATGAGGGCTTAGTCAAGGATGCTGTGGGGTATCACAGGTCACTAGCAATAGCAATGAACCCTGAGAAGTTTGCCAAGTTCTTTTATGAGCAAGGGCAATCCGAAGCCGTGGATGATGTAATGCGTAAGACTAAGAACATTAATATGTCTGAGCGCACTGCACCGGAAGTTGGTACTAAGGGTGGCGTTCAAGTTCGTTCTGTAAATCCTGATTCAGGACGTGGCTTAAAAATTAGAAGTGCACGACGTACTTCTTGACTCATTTTTTAAAAAAAAACAATTATGCCGGTAAAAGGAACCCCGACATTTGCGTTGCAACCGAGTGCACAACAAGTGCCTCTTGCAAGCAATTACATTACTGACTTCAACTTTTTGAATCAGTACCTCCCCGATACTTACGAGAAGGAATTTGAGCGTTACGGAAATCGTACTCTCTCCTCTTTCATTCGAATGGTTGGCGCGGAGATGCCTTCTAACTCAGACCGCATCGAGTGGGCTGAACAAGGTCGTTTGCACATTAAGTACAATGACTGTACTACTGCTGCGGCTGTAGGAGGTGCGGCTGTAGATAAGGCTACGTTTACAATCAATGACACCTTTAACCCTGCTCTTGCGGGTGGTGCTCAATTGGCTATTCGTAAAGGACAGACTGTCTTCATCCAATCTAACGACGCTACGTCTACTCCTGATTCTATCAAGGGTATCGTAACAAAGTCAGGTACAGCAGATGCATTGACTGCTAGTCAAATTGAAGTTGCTTTCTATACAGCAGCAGGTTTGGTTAACGCAGCAGCAGGTACGAAGTACACCATCTTTATCTATGGTTCTGAGTTCCGTAAAGGAACAGTTGGAATGGAAGGTTCATTGGAGTCTGACGACATCTTCTTCAATAACTCACCTATCATCATCAAAGACAAGTACGCAGTATCAGGTTCTGATATGGCGCAAATTGGATGGGTAGAGGTGACTACTGAGAATGGTGCGAACGGATACCTGTGGTACTTGAAGTCTGAGCACGAAACACGTCTTCGTTTCGACGATTACTTGGAGACTGCAATGATTGAAGCCGTTCCTGCGGAAGCAGGTTCAGGTGCAGCTACAGCAGCCGACAACCCTACTATGGGTAACAAAGGTTCTGAAGGTGTATTCTACGTTGTAAACAATCGAGGTAACGTTTGGACAGGAGGTAACCCTGTTGATTTGGCAGGATGGGATGCTATCATCAAGCGACTTGACAAGCAAGGTGCTATTGAAGAGAACGTCGTATTCGTAAATCGTAACTTCGGTTTTGCTATTGACGATATGTTGGCCGCTCAAAACTCTTACGGAGCGGGTGGTACTTCATATGGTTTGTTTGACAACGACGAAGAGATGGCGTTGAACCTCGGATTCACAGGATTCCGTCGTGGATACGACTTCTACAAGTCTGATTGGAAGTACTTGAACGACCCCACTATGCGTGGCGGATTGAACGAAGCTGCAGGCAGCGGAGCCATTGATGGTCTCTTGGTACCTGCAGGTTCTACTTCAGTGTATGACCAAATTCTCGGAAAGAACGCAAAGCGTCCATTCTTGCACGTACGCTACCGTGCCTCTGAAACTGAAGACCGTCGCTACAAGACGTGGATTACAGGTTCTGCAGGTGGTGCAGCTACTAGCAGCCTTGATGCAATGGAAGTTCACTTCCTCTCTGAGCGTGCAGTTTGCACATTGGGAGCGAACAACTTCTTCTTGTTCGAGCAATAATCTGATGTTGGTAATGGGGTGGGAGTTTAAACTCTCACCCCTTTACTTTTTTAAACTTTAATCCAATCCTTATGAGTAAGAACAAACCTGTTCTCAAAGACCGCAACTACAAACTAATGCGTGATGCGGCACCCCTCTCTACCTATGTTAGTTCAGGAGGAAATGCTAGAAAGCCAATGCTTCATTTTGATGAAGACAAAGGAGTAAATCGAGAACTTCGATACGCAGCAAACCAACGTTCTATTTGGGTAGATGAACAAGATGGTCAAGTAGTAGTAGAGCCAATCATTTTTCTTGATGGCATGCTCTCTGTTCCAAAAAATAACCCCACACTTCAGGAGTTTTTAAGCCTGCATCCATTGAACGGTAAAAAGTTTGAGGAGATTAATGTAGAGCGTGATGCTAAACAAGAGATGGAAAACCTCAACTACGAGGTTGACGCATTGATTGAATGTCGTGGGTTGGCTATTGAACAAGCCGAAAACGTTGCTCGTGTAATGTATGGCATCGACCCTACGTCAATTACTACATCGGAGTTGCGTAGAGACCTCTTAATTGCTGCTCGTCAAGACCCTCAGAGATTTCTAGAGATAGTCAACGACCCTCAGCTTAAGCTGCAGTCTAACATTCAAAGATTTTTTGATAAAGGAGTGCTTTCGTTTCGACGAAATAAAACAGAGGTGTGGTACAATACCACCACCAACAAAAAGAAATTGCTCACAGTTCCATTTGGGGACGACCCATTGTCAACGTGTGAGTCATTCTTTATTACTGACGAGGGTGTTGAAGCCCTTACATACCTAGAATCTTTTTTAACCAATTAAACCATAGATGATGAGACTGTCTTTAATTTTGATTTGTGGGTTTTTGTTTTCGTCTTGCGGAGACTCTGACCTTAACGTAGGCTCTGACCCTGTTACTGTAACCTTGAAGGTTACCAATTCTACAGGTGCGGACATGAGGTGCCATAAAACCTTTGGTGTAGACAAACCTAATGTGTGGGTGGATATTGCTGCAGGTCAATCAGCAGATTTGACTTCTAATACTCACTCTTCGTCAGGAACTATTTTTACTTGCTATCCTGACCCTTCGGCTGTTATTGCAAAGCCTGACCCTGCTACGGGTAATTTCCAAATGTCGTATGGCTATTGGAACAATGCGATGCATGTAACTTGTGATAACGACTGCAACAAGGGAAACCCTACTGCTAAGGTTCATTACACAGGAACTAATTGGCAGTACATTCTAAAGTGGGCTAACCCACAGGATGTAGTAAATAACTCAGTTGATTTTACTGTTGCTCCACTGTAATAGAGATTCTTACTGATAAAGAAAGGTCGCATTTTGCGGCTTTTTTTTTGACCTTATCTTTGCTTTTGAATCATCTAATTTTTAAACGATGGATAAATATCTAAAAATCCCTACAGACGCAGGGAACCACAACATCCCCGTGGGAAACGGTTTGTTTGTTGAACGAACGTCTGACACTGCTATGCGTGTTTACAACACGGCTGCACTTACACATCACTATGCTCTTACTACGGTAGGGTCTACAGCAGCTATGACACTAGCCATTGAACAGGCTATTGAAGAGGCTGCTGTTACTCCGTGGCATAACGCTGAGGTATTGGTTAAACTCCCTGTTGGAGAGACTGTAACTAGTATCGTAATGACAGTATTCTCATGAACAAGTATTTAAGATTCACAGTCGGTAGTGCAACTCAAATCGTTCCTATCGGCTCCGGTGCTTACGCAGAACTTACGTCAGCTACTGAAGTTAAGATTTTTAATTGCGACTCTGTTGGTCATCACTATTCCTTGACCACTACAGGTGCTGATTTTAAAATGATTACTGCCATTCAAAACGCATCCATTCAAGGTGCTCAAACGAGTTGGAGAGATGCGGTCATTGATGTAAATATTCCTTTGGGACAAACGGTAACAGCCATTGTTGTTACGGCATTTACATAAGATTATTTATTCTATTGAAGGGAAAGGGGCCGCTATCAGTGGCCTCTTTTTTTTGGCTATCTTTGGAAAAAGGTTTCCTCATGATAAATTCTGTCCGAAATACAGTGCTATCCGTACTTAACAAGAACAATTATGGGTACATTTCTCCTGCTGACTTCAACCTTTTTGCTAAACAAGCGCAACTAGAAATTTTCGAAGAGTACTTTGCTGAGTACAACAACGCTCTCAATAAAGAAAATGCTCGTCAATCAGGCACGGGGTATGCGGATGCTTCTAAAAGCATTTCGGAATCAATTGATGTGTTTTCGGTTACGGCTAATTTGGCAATTCCTGTGGCAGGAGTAAACCAATTTACTTTACCCTCTTTAACGACTACTCAAAACGATTGGTATTTGCTAAACAAAATTCTTTGTTATGATGCGTCAACTACTCCGAGGACTTTCTTGGGAGAAGCTGAAGCCGTAAGCCATAGTAAGATTACAATGCTTAATAACGACATGTTATTGGCACCAAGTAACGCTTACCCTGCTTATACCATTGAGGCAAACCTAATGACGGTTTTCCCCGCTACAATTAATGCTGCTACAGAGGTTGAGGCTCAATACATTCGTTACCCATTTGACCCTAATTGGACATACACAACTGTTACAGGAGGTGAGCCAATTTATAACCCAAGCCAAGCGGACTTTCAAAACTTTGAGCTTCCGATTGATGACGAACCTAGGTTAGTTCTTTTGATTTTGCAGATGTGTGGCATCTCAATTAGAGAGGGTGAAGTTTATCAGTTTGCTCAACAAGAAGAGTTGCAAAACCTACAACAACAATCGTAATGCCGTATATCACAGACTATCAATACTATGAGAATGCGGGCGGAAATCCTGAGAATGCTAATTGGGGGTCGTATCAGTTTGTATCTCTTACAGACATAGTAAATAGATTCTTGCTTATTTACGATGGGAACCACTCTCTCGTTAATAACGAAGAAAGGTTTAAAGTTTTGTTCCATGCTAAAAGAGCAATTATGGAACTCAACTATGATGCGTTCAAAGAAGCTAAGATTCTTGAGTTAAACGTAGGAGAAAGCCTTAGGTACATTTTGCCTCAAGACTATGTGAATTGGGTCAGACTATCTCTGTATGAAAACGGGACGTTGTATCCTCTTACGGAAAACATTCAAACCAATTGGGCTACAGGTTATTTACAAGACAACAGTAGCCGCATCCTTTTTGATATTAACGGGAATGTCTTGAAGCCTGAATTCTCTACTATGTCATATGACAGGATTACAGGGCAAAAGAAGAGCATCTATCTAAACCCTGACAATCCTTACAATGGTCAGGAAGGTTACTATTGGGAAGGCAATTGGTTTTTTGACTACCAAATCGGAGCGAGGTATGGACTTGAGACAGAAGTAGCAAACTCCAATCCAACATTTTCTATTGACAAGAAGGGCGGTGTAATCAACTTTAGTTCTACAATGAACAACAAGTTGGCTATCCTTGAGTATGTGTCTGATGGTATGGAAAACGGTAATGACGCGAGCGTCACGGTAAACAAACTGTTTGAAGAGTATGTGTACGCTTACATCCGTTATGCGATTCTCAATTCTAAACTAGGCGTTCAGGAGTATGTAGTTAATAGGGCTAAAAAAGATAAGTCTGCTCTTTTGAGAAATGCAAAAATCCGCTTGAGCAACATTCATCCGGGACGATTGCTAATGAATCTTCGTGGACAGGATAAGT